ATCCCGGACGTTGAGCATGTCCCGGTACTTTTTCCGCCACCCGGTAGGCTTGCCGTCTGCATCCACGGAGGATACCATGATCTGGTCATCCGCCGCCAGACCGGACAGGCCCATGGCGGCAGCTACGTTGGCCGCCGTCACACTTGCATCACTTCCGGGATCGCCCTTTGCACCGTCCTTGCCCGGTGCACCGGCAGGGCCTTGCGGGCCAGCCGGGCCAGTCGCGCCCTTTTCTCCCTGTGCGCCCTTGGCAACGCCAGCGTCCAACGGGGTGCCGTCTGTCAGCGTCAAAATCAAATGGCCGCTGTCGTTAATGGCAGCGGACTGGATGTCCTTGCCCAGCAGTCCGGCCACCCGGATCAGCTCATCCTGGATGGCGTTGAGGGTGGCAGCGTCGATAACGGTCTGGTTGTCCACAAAGTTCTTCTTGCTAAAGGCCATTAGATCACTCCTTTCGGTGCCCGAGTCGGGCATAAGCTGTCAGCATTACACGTCCGTATTCAGGCCGTCCTGCGCCATGTGTACACGGCCAGGTACGGCGGCATATTGTTGTGGGCCTGGCCGCCGCAGTTGGACGTAGCCTTGCCCGTGTAAGCGTTGTACTGGGTACTCGCAGCTTCATACAGGCGGATGGCGTTGACGCCCTCCGTAATGCTCTGGCCCGTGTAATCGTAGCCGTGGGTGTGGTTTGCCATCTCCGCCGCCGTCAGGATGTGCTCCTCCTCGCCGCCGGTAGAGCCAGCCGCGTGGGAGTCGCCCGCTGCCAAAAGAAACGCGTCCTTGATTTGCTCCCAGGTGCCTCCAAACAGGTCCGCTGGGGACGTTGAGTCCGTGGACTGGTAGATGCTTCCGACGGGGTGGAGATAATCCAGGAGGGACTTGCCTCCGAACAACACCGCCGCGGGACCGGGCAGCTTCAGGTGCTTGATGAGTCCGCCCACAATCAGCGTGGCCGCCTCGGTCAGATACTGGCCGATGGACAAACCGTCCACAGCCGGAGCCGTGCGGAAAAGCACCTGAGCCGATGGCAGCACCACAATCAGGCTGGCCGTGCTACCCAGTGCGTCGGTGACGGCTATGCACACCTCATAGACGGTGTCCACCGCGGCTGGGATGACGCCGTAGGCGCTGGGTGTATACTGCCCGGCAGCGTCCGGCACGGCCTGGGAGCTCCAGGTGTCCGCCCCCTGGGCCCGGTAGCGGATGACATAGGCGGCCGTGTTCTGGCTGGCCAGCGGCGCCACCGCGCCCACAAAGGACACCTTGGCATGATCTCCGGCGGGGTTGTCAGTGCCGTCTGCATCACAGCGGGCGGTGCTGATGGATCGCACACCGGGCGCGGCGTAGGGCAGCACGGTGATGGTCCCTCGTAGGACGGTGGACAGCCCCCGGGAGTCTGTAACGGTGACGGCATAGGCCACCGCGCCGGACTCCGGCAGCGCGCCAGTAGTGGCTGTGGCCCCGGTGGCCGTCAGGCCGGAGATAGCCAGGGTATAGCCCTTGACCGTCGCCCCGTATTTCCCGTTGGCCGTCGTGACGGCCTTTAGGCGGCTCTTGGTCTGCACGTAGGCTCCGTAGGTATCTGCATACCCCCCAGCGTCCGAGAGCGCCACGGTGGCCACAGGGGCCGCGCTGGAGGGCACGGAGGCGGCAAAGCTATAGGACTGACTGCCCAAGGCCGTATCGCCGCTGTATGTGGTGATGGTCAGGGTACCCACACCGCTGGCGGCGTTGGGGATGTCGCTGGCCAGTTCCAGGGGCGGCGTCCAGGTAATGGACGTCGCGCCCGTCTCTGCTGACACCACGCCGGAGTGGGTGCCCCAGGCGTATGTGATCCGGTGCGTGTAGCTGCTGTCTGCCTTGGTAACGGTCAGTGTGGCGGGGCTGCCCAGCGTCATAGACGGGACCGCCAAAGAGGATGCCCGGGGGATGGTAGGCAGCGTGACCTTGCCGGATACAGACAGAGACGCTGGCGTCCATTGAGAGGTAAAGCCGCTGTGCCACTCAGCGGACAGTGTTACCGTGGCCTCGCCCTTGGCATCGTGGTCCACGGTGATGGTCTTGGTGCCCAGATCGTACCAGCCCTTGGCGGTGTAGCTGTAGGGATGGTACACCTTGGTGCCCTGTAAGACGTAATAGCAGCTGTTGGCCGCCTGGTTATAGCTCTCGCCGGTGCCGTCGTAGATCTGCAGCGACAGGGCAATGGTGCTGCGGTTGTTGCTGCGGGATTGCTGGATGGTATACCCAAGCCACAGCTGCCAGCCGTATGTGGATTTGGAGCCGTACAGCTCACCCATTGGCATTCACTCCCTTCGCACCCACCACGGACCCATCCGGGGCAACCCGGACCACCAGGTTGCCCAGGTACAGGCACCCGGCGGTGGGGTCGTCCGGATCCATGGGCCGTATATACAGCGACGGCGTGTATACGCCCCGCTGGTTGATGGACAGCAGAGCCAGGGTCTCCCGGAGGATGTTTAAGCCCTGGTTGTTGATCTGCACCTTTACGGGGTCGCCCTCACTGCCCAGCAGCATCCCCATGGTTGCCGTGAAGCTCATGTACTGGTTCATGGTGTGTACGGTCTGGCGGATATCGCCGGTGGCGTCCTCCACCTGCTCGGTGATCTCCTCAGAGACCTCCATGCGGATCTGGTCGGGGAGAACGGCCAGTGTGGCATCCATGACACGCTTGTAGGACTCGAAATCCCCGATCTCCACATATTGCTCCAGCGCCTCCAGGAGGATCTGCCGGTCCGATTGGGAAATCTGCGTCATACGTTCGGTGAGGATCTGCTGCACGGTGTTGATCCGCTCCTCGGTCTCCTGTCGTACCTCCTCCATGCCCTGGGATACGCGGTTGCGCTCGTCCTCCACGTCGCCGGTAAAGGTACGCCGCGTCCGGCCCATGGTGACGGTGGTCTGCGCCGGGTCCAAGAGATCAATGTGCATTTGCAGCAGAGGCATGGCCGCCCGGATGCCGTGGGGCGTGGTGGCCAGCATGGTATACCGGCCTACTCGCCAGGCGGCCACAGCGGCGTCTGTAACGTGGAGATCAATGGCCTTGCAGGTAATGGACTCCTCCAGCGCCCAGCCGGAGGTAGCCAGCCGGGCCGCTGCGTAGGACTGGAGGTTTCCGGCTACAGTGACGTCCTGCCAGTCCGTTGGACCGGGACAGATCCAGCCGTACTTTACCACACCGGCCCGGGACCAGACGTATGGGCCCTCCTTGACCAGGTCGTCCGTCAGATCGCCGTCGGCCAGCTCGGTGATGGTCAGGCCATCCTTGCCCACCGGCAGGATGGCGGTGTAGATGCCGGTGCCGGTAAGCTGGCGCTCCAGGTCCAGGAGATTTTGGCCGAACTGCACCGCCTGAGCGTTGGTCAGCGGCAAGTCAGCATAGTAATCCAGGTAGTTGCCGTCCGACTCATAGCGGATCAGCAGATACCCGCCCAGGGACGATCCGGAGAGCCTGGAGGTCAGGGCATCCATGGTGGTGAGATACTTGGTGGAGCTGCGGGCAATGTAGTTGTTGGCGTCCGTTACCGTACACACGCCGGGCTTGATCTGCTGATCGGCCGACGCCTTGGCGTTGTGCTGTGCCAGGAGCCAGCGGAATAGATAGTCCACCACATTGCCGCTGTTGGCGGCTGCCTGATAGTCCACGTCCTCCGCAAAATCGTCCGGATACGCAAATGGTGGGACGGTGGAGTCGTTGAGCACAGCCATGACGCCCTCCGCCGTAACGTTGAGGCTATTGCGGAAGTCGCCTACCTGGGAGGTAATGCGGCCCCGCCACACCACATACCGACCCTGCAGCAGCTCCAGACCGGGCCGCATATAGGGCAGCTTGTCCCGGTACGGGTGATCCGGCGGCAAAGAGAACGCCATACTCCCGGCCTTGCCGGCGGTAAGGTCCACCGACGCCGCCGAGGCGCACAGCCGGTCCGTCTCGTTGGCGCCGCGCGGATCGTACAGGATGTAATCCCCGTAACGCAGCTGATAGCCAGCAAAGTCCTGCGCAGTCTCCTGGGGGTCCGTGCCACAGACGGCAAGCCCGGCAACAGCCTTGCCGCATACCGCGCCAGTGTAGCTCATAGCGATGCCTCCTGATAGGTGACGGACACTGCGGTCCCCGCTGCGGCTGTGACAGCAAGGGTGTTGCTGCCGGCTGCCAGGCGGATGTCCAGGCTACGATGGCTGCCGGCTGCCACCGAGATGTCCTTGCCGCCGAAGGTCAGCGTTGCAGCCGCCGACACCTCCACGGTGGGCACCACCGGCCGGCACTCATTGGTCAGAGTCAGGGACAGCGTGCCCGATTCGGGCACGGTCCCCGTGACCGTGGTTTTTGCGTTCTTGTATTTCCACGGGTCGCAGCTGACTGTGACCGGGATGGTCTGCATCATTTTGACAAGCTCCACCCGCCCAACGGAGCATCGCCCACTGTAATAATGGGCGGTGTCCTCGGGGAAGGTCACTTTCACGCGCTTGCCGTGGACTTTGTTGCAGAAGTCAGAAATCGTGGCAGGCCATTTCTTGCCGCTCACCGTGTCCACGCCGGTGAGCTTCAGTACAATGGTGCGGTTTTTGTAGGTCACTTCGCCGGTCAACACCTCGGAAGCGTCCAGCAGACCGTCCAGGCCCGGAACATCAATCATATTCGTGCGGACTTCCGGCAAAGAAATGGACTTGCTCGCAAGAAGCAGGCCGTATTCTGTGTAAGTGTCTTTTCCGTCAAAAAATACTTTTCCTATCATACAGCCCTTGCCTTCCTTGCATTGATTTTGGCCAGTTCTTCATCCATGCCTGGGGCAAGCAAACCGATAACCTGGCCACTGTCCATGATGACTTTCATATTTGCCAACATAGGCAAATACTGTTCCAGCAGCATTACAATTCTGCCGGAATCGCCACCCCCGCTTGTGCTTGCCGCTCCGTAAGAGCCACTTGTATAGTTTCTGCTGATGTTTGCATCTGCTGTAATGGTTCCAGCGTCAAAATTCATGCTGCCTTCAATGTCATTTTTCACAGCCGCGAATTCATCGCTAAAGCCTTCGCCCAGACCTTCGGCCATGAAACCGCCGATTCCGGCAAAGACCTTGGAAGGGGAGTGGATGCCCAAAATGCGCTTCACGCCGCCGACAAGGCTATTCACCTTTTCGTTGAACCAATCCTTGATATTGTCCCACATTCCGGCGATACCGTCTTTCAGCCCCTGAACGATGTTTCTACCGATGCCGCCCCAGTCGTAGTTTCTGATTGTGTCGGCAATAGCAGCGATAACGCGCGGGACGGCTGCAATCAATTCCGGGATTGCCCCGATAATGCCGGTAATCAGCGATACAATGATCTGCGGCGCTGCAAGGATGATCTTGTCAAGGTTGTTCACGATGCCGTTGACGAACGCAATAATCAGCGTAGGGACTGCCGCGACCAGCTCCGGGATGCACTTGATAATTCCGTCAATCAGCGCAAACAGAAGATCAATGCCCATCTGGATAATGTTCGGCAGCTCTACAATGATTGCGGCGAGCAAGTTGCCAATAATCATAGGTACTGCCGCGATAAGCTGCGGAATCGCGTCAATCAGGCCCTGCGCAAGCGTCATAATCAGCAAGATTGCCGTTTCAATGAGTTGCGTCAAAAAGTCCGGGCTTGTCAGCATCTGCACAATCGTCAAGGTCACTTGCACAATGCCGTCAATAAGCGTGGGCAGGTTTTCTATCAGGCCATTCGCAAGGAAGAAAAGAATGTCGATTGCTGCTTGCGTAATTGCAGGTAGGCTATCAATGATACCCTGTCCCAATGCGCCGACAAGCGCAACCGCCGCCTGCAAAAGCGCAGGCAGGTTGTCTGTGATGGTTGTTATGACCATCGGGATAATAGTGGTAGATGCAGATGTAACAAGCTGTGAAATGCCGCCCAACATGACACTAACGCGCGGAATAATATTTCCAGCCGCCGTCTCCACGCTGCTGACAAAATTGCCAATCAGCGTATCAAGGTCTGCGTTGTCGGCTGCAATGCCGGTTATCAGGTTGCTCCATGCGGACTTTGCCGCGCTGACGCTGCCCTGAATAGTAGACGCAGCCTCTTTTGCCGTTGTCCCGGTAATGCCCATTTCCGTCTGCACCACATGGATGGCGTCTACGATGTCGGAGTAAGATGAAATATCAAACTTCTGCCCAGACAGCTTCTCCGCGTCCGCAAGCAGACGCTCCATTTCCTCTTTGGTGCCGCCATACCCGAGTTTTAGGTTGTCCAGCATGGTGTAGTTCTGCTTTGCAAAACCCTGATAAGCGTTCTGTATCATCTCCATGCCGGTGCCCATCTTATTGGCGTTGTCGGCCATGTCGGTGATGGCCTGATCCGCCTTCTGAGCTGCTTTTTCTGTATCTCCGCCAAGGCTCTGGAGCAGGGAGGCCGAGAAGCTGGTCACCGTGTCCATATATTCGTTGGCGCTCATGCCAGCGGTCTTGTATGCGTTTGCGGCGTACTCCTGCACCTTGTCCGATGCAGTCTTAAAGAGGGTATCGACGCCACCCACTAATTGCTCATACTCGGCATATTGGTCAATGGACGCCTTTGTCAGCGCCGCCATGCCAGTAGCCGCTGCTGTCAAAGCCGCAGCTCCCACCTTTGCCGCAGTAGCAAGGCCGCTTTTCAACTTGTCGGCAAAGCCGGACGCTTTGCCGGAAGCATTGTCCAGCCCATTTTCGTATCCGCTGGTGTCCAGCGTAATTTTTGCATACAAGTCAAACACGTTTATCGTCCTCACCTCCGACCTTTGCGATTTTTTCTTTCATTCGGTCAACGATTTGTTCCGGCGTCCTGGTTTCCTCCGGATTCGGCTCTATGAGGTCAGCATACCGCGCCTTGATATAGCCGCCCCCCACGTACCGCGCCGTGTTTTCCGCAACTGCTTTGAGCGCGTCTGTCACATAGATTCGGTATGACTTGTCCACGCTGTCCTGTTTGGCGCGGGCAAGGGCGTACCGCAGGAACGCCTTTACGCTACGGGGGCCTCGGTATTCTCCTGCGCAGAGCCAGAGGGTTTTTCTGTGCCCTGCGCTGAGATAAAAAGTTCCGTGAACGCTTCGTCTGTCATCAGGTCAATAAAATCCTTGGTCAGTTTTACCAGACTCAGAGCGCCCGTGTAAGCCTCCGGGCTTGTTCCCTCAATGGAGGACAGGATGGAGATTACATCGCCCTTATGACCGCGCAGAAGGGCGGGAACGGCCTTTTTTGCCTTCTGTAAAAGGAACTTCTTGGCTGTCATGCCATCCGGCAGTTGTTCCCGCTTAAACAGGGCGGCGGCGTTCTCGTCCTCCGCAATGTTGCAGATTGGCTCGATCAGATCTGCGATTACTTCCAGGGTGCGATCACCTTTTACGTCAGATAGTTTCATCAGCCGCCCACCTCCGCAGGAGCCGCGCTGTAAAACTCCATGGGCATCTCGTCCTGAGCGGACATGGACACATGGCCGGTCAGCTCCACGCTCACCTGGCCCTTGCCGTTTTTGGTGGTCTGGAGAGTAAAGCCGCCGGTGGACAGGGCGTTTTTCAGGCAGATAGCCACCATTCCGCCGTCGGCCCGGTCGCCAACCCACCACAGGTCTGCAAAGTCGGTCTGCTTCAGGTCTCGCCGGGGGGTGATTTTGCTCCTGTCGGTAGTGTCAATGTCTGCCGCGCCCAGGGCCAGCCGGATGGACTCCGTGGATGTTCCAAGGGAGGTAAAGGCCATCTTGCAATCCCAACCGTCCAGATGCTTCAGTTCCATCATATTCACAGGGCAGTTGTCCACGTCCTCTCCCATGTCGGAGTAAGTAGGGACGCAAGACACATTGATGCCGCCGGTTGTGGCACACACAATGTCCTCGTCCTTCGGTGCGGTGGGAGTAGCCGGGGTAAAGTTTTTCAGGATGACACCCGCGTCGAGCTGCAATTCCTCAAAGGTGCTCTGCGGGATCGCGGTAAATTTGCCCATATTGGGTCTCCTTTCAGCTGAATGTCAGGTATTCAGCGGTAATGTTGATGTACCGGCGCTTAATGGCCGGGTCTTCCTCATAGGTTAGGCTTTGGCACCAGGGGGAACCGCGCTTGAGCCAGATATAGCCCTCGTCGCAGGGCAGATACACGCCACCGTAGCCGATGCGCTTGGACAACTCCTGGGCCTTCTCGTCTGGGACAGCTTCGCTCTCCGTGCGGAACCACAGATTGACCGTCAGGCCGACCTCCCCGGCATCAAAAGCGCTGTCGATATACTCATAGGTGCCATAAGGCATGACCACATCGTCTGGCACGCTGGACGCTCGGTAGAAGGGCATGAACTCGTTGAACCAGGCGTAGAGGGCTTTGTTTTTGGTCATGTGGTCAACGCCCACCTTTCCGCCGTAAAGTATTTTAGCTGCATCGTGGAGGACTTGGGGGCCTGCTTGTTCTCCGGATTTGAGGTCACGCGGTAGGTTTCGCCGGTGGTCTTGTCTTTGAACACGTCGTTGTACTCGATGGGCACGGCCTTGTCTACCAGGACGGAATACAGGCTGGTCACGCCTTCTTTTTCCGCTCTGCGGGCCTCCATGGAGGTATCCAGTGCCTGATAGTTGGTGAACTCAGCGCCCTCCACCCACTCTACAAAGTGACCGCCCGCACCGTCCGATACCCGGCGTTTTTCCATGAATACACAGGTGCGGGAAAAATCATCTAAAAGGCTCATCAGATCCCCCTAATTCTCCGCCAGTCGTTCAGGCGGCTCTTGAATACATCCTGCCAGCCGACGGCCATGCCGCTGGCGTTGGTGGCTTTGCTGTAGGAGTAGCCGCCAAATGATTCTGAGGTAAACGGCCCTGGATCCCCGTTCTTCGTCTGCCATGCGTCGATTTCTTCGGCCAATTCAATCACCGCCTTCGGAACAGCCAGCGCCCACACGGAGCCGGTAAACGTCTCGTCGGTCAGGTCTGCCACTGGGTACTGGTGGAGCCCGTCATTGAATACGGAACCCACCACCCGGAAATACTGGCCGGTTTGCAGAAAGGGCAGCGTGAGCTGCCCGCCCTGCACAGTGAACTCCCCGGCGTGGACGCCGTCCGGAACTAAAAACCAGTTGTTCAAATTCTGCAAAACCGTTTCAAGCATCACGCTGTCCTCCTTTTACGCCGATTTGGTTACGGTCACGGTATATACTTTCTCCGCCGTGCCGTTTTTCACGTTCACAGTCAAAGTGTTGGCTCCGGTCGCCCAGGTGGCCGCAGTGCCGTTTTCAACAGGCGCCTCTCCGTTGAGGATGGTCACTGTGGCGCTTGCGTCCTCCGGGGTCGCGGTTACCGTGTTGGTCGCGTTTGTCGTTGTGGCTGTATACTCCGTCGTGTCTGGGTCAAACGCCGGAGTCAGTGTCAGCGCGCCAATCGTCAGCCCCGAGAGGCGCGCGCTTAAGGGGCCGGGGTGACCGTGATTTTGGCGATGCCGTCCAAGTACTCAGCCCACAGCTTCATGCCCATGATGGCGTAACTCTCGCCCACGGCGGTGCTGTAATTACCCTGGGCGTGGAAACCGATCAGGTTTGTCTCGCCCTGCACGGTGTAATTCAGGCCCAGTCTGGCAAACTCGCTGTCGCCGGGGTCTGCATAGTACAGGTCGATGTTCTCCACAGGCGTTGCGATCACAGTGTTGCGAGCAATAGCGTTATTGCCGGAAACGGTGGTGGGCAACAGGAACAGCGTGGAGTACCCCATGAAGTCCTTGACATAGTTCAGGCCGAACTGGGTCTGGACGGAAATATCCGCAGCACCCAGATAGTCGTATGCGTCCAGGATGTTAGCAAATCCCACAACGGAGGTAACGTCTTTTGCCATACCAGCAAACTTGTTCAGCACTTCGCCCTGAGCCTTTGCAAGTGCCGCCTGCCAGGTTGCGGCGGTTCCGGTGAGAGAACCGGTGTTCAGGAAAGTATAGAAATTGCCAAGGACCACATTCTGGAGCTTGGTCAGAAAAGCGTCGTCGCTCTTCTCCACCGCGATCTCTGCACCATACTTGTCAACGTCCTCGATAGGAACAGCCTTTGCATACTTCTTGATGGACAGGTCGTCCTTGGTCGCTTGGGTAATCGTCGCCTTGCTGTAAGGGATCACCTCGCCAGCGCCGACGTCGCCGTCCTCCAGGGCCACATCAGCGGTGTAAGAAATCAGGCTTGTGCCGGGGGCCTTGCGGATGGGGCGCATAATGCCCATAATGTTGCGCAGCGCATCCCAGTTGTCATTGAAACGGGTGACGAAATCCACCTCTCGGGCGGTCACGCTGGTATAGGTATTGGGCAGGGAATCGCGGGGGTTGGTCAGGCTCTCAACTTTCGTAGCAGCCATGTAATTCATCCTTTCTTGTTAAGTAATTTGGTTTTCCATAAGCGCTTTCTGTCGCTCAGATGCGGACAGCATATAGTGGCCGTGATCGTCCTTTTTGTAGATGTCCGCTTTCGTCATCGTGCCGGGGCTTCCGCCCGCCGGAGGGTTTGCGATATTGGCACCCTTCGTGGTGGTAGTGGAGACCAGCTTTGCAAAAGCACCGCTCACAAGCGCATCCAGAGCGGCGGTGTCCTTGATCTTGTCGCCGTCCAGCTCCACGCCGTCGATCTCCGCGCCGCTGCCGCGCAGAGCAATAGTTAGATTGTCGCCGGTGATGTTCTTGCTTTCGTAATAGGCTTTTACCGCCTTTTCTTTGGCGGCCTTAGTCTCCTTTGCGGTGATGTCCGCCTTGAAGTCGTCATAGGCCTTGTGCTCCTTCTCATACTTCTCCTTGTAACCGCCGTCCCCGGCGGCTTTCAGGTCGTCCAATTCCTTCTGGACTGTGGGCAACTTCTCCGCGTCCGCCTTGTAGCGGCTCACATCCGCCTTCAAGCCGTCCACGGTGTCGGTATGCGCTTCGATGATGGTGTCCACCTGTTCGTCGGTGAGACCCATCCCCTTCAAAAGTTTGCGTGTAAGTGCCATTTTTCTATCTTCCTTTCCTTCGTCCGCAGTTCGTCGCGGCGATAGATTGTATAAAAACCGCTGTACCTCGCGGGTTTTATCGAAAATATACGGGGCCAGCCACCGAGAAATCCTCGGTAACTGACCCCGCTTGGTCGTTGCACTGAAACGTTTATCAGCGCCAAACGATATTTATTTTAAAGTTTATATGAAATTTGCTTTTCCAGTATTTTAAATCCTGTATCAATTTCTTGCCGCAATTTTGATAATTGATTGTTCATATCAATCTGTGTTTTACAGAATCCGCAAACTGGCTTCCCGCTTATTTCTTGTGTTGCCTGGAATGTATTGCAGAATGAACAGAGAATTAACTTAGGAGTAAACCATTCGCAAGTGTCGGTGCACTGACAATCTGATGTATTCATAGTATTGTATTGCAATGGGCACATTAATCTACTACACTCTCTTTCCAATTTTCCTTATCTCCTCCCGTTTTATTTTTATAACTTTTACGCCGTCTTTGACTGGTATCAGCTCCACCCGGTCGCCCTTGGCCAGCACGGACTCGATATCCTCAACTTTTTTCGGTGTCAACAGTTGTTCCTGCACCGATGCACCCTCTTTCTTTTATCCAGCAGCAATTGGAAAATGGGAGCGTTAGGCGCTTTTCTCCACTTTCTGCGCTCTCTTTCTCTATTTCGAATCGCTTTCATGGCTTTATCAACAAAGCCCGCTAATCCAGCAACGATGTTTTCGCAACCATCCTTGAATTCGGGAAAGGCGTCACGAAGAGCATTCACCGCTTCAATCAGAGCTTCGGACAAAACGCTTCCAAACCGTTCAATTTCTTCCGATAAATTGTGTATCGCTTTTCTTGTATTCTCATCCATTTTTCAGCTCACTTTCCAAAATGTCCCGATACTGCGCGGCATGGTCGGCAACAGCAGGTTTCAAAAACGGCTGCGCCCGCTGTCCGTGGGTCATGTGCCAGTTTCCTTTTGCGTCCTGATACACCCACGGCGTCGGCCGTCCGCCCTCCGCGTATTTGCCGGTACCTAATTCCACATACGCGGCATATTCATTGTTTGTCCCGATGATCGCTGCCGGTTCCTGCTCGTCTACCGTATGGGTAATGCTGTTGCGCAGATTACCGGTGTCCACGGGGCAGAGCTTTTTCGCATAGCCCTCTGCAACCAGCCCGCACTTTTCCAGCGCCCTGGCAGCGGCCTCATGCATGGCAGCGAGGACTTCTTTGGAGTTGTCTGTGAAATCAACTTTCATAGTTTTTCCAGTTCGCTTTCAGCGCAGTCGAATAGTTCATTGTCACCGTCTCGTTCAACAAGACAAAACGTGCCGTTGGTCTCCCGGATATCAACAACAATACCGACATCGCCTGTCTCAATGATTTTTACACGGTCATATTCGTTAATCATGCGAATTCTCCTTGTTTTTTCTGAATCCGGTTACGATCCTCGGTTTGCTATCCGGTGTATCTTGAATCCATCCCGTTAAAAAAGTGCGCTGTTTTGTAACTCCAAGTGTCATGTAGATATTAAACATTATCGCACCGCCATTTAACTCCTGCACATCAACAGCCTTGCTCATATCAAAATGCCGTGCCATATCATAACGCAGCTGCAATGGGTTATCCGCTGTATAGCCAACATCAAAAAATTGATCCGCGTGTTTTGCGCCATCTTTCAGGAAATACCCGGTGTATTTTTTAGGCGTTGTCACACATTCGGCGTTATTCACAAAAACGGTTTGCCGTTTCATGGTTTTCAGTTGGGCCCACTTATCAGGTTCATTATACTTCAAATTCTGGAACTTCTCAACCGTGTTTGGAACTTTGTTTCCCAGAACCGATTTGTATTCCTGCCACTGTTTTGTATCAGTGGAAAGGTTGCGGCCCTTCTTCATGTATGTATTCCAGGCCGCAGCGTCTTCCGCTTGCTTCTGCTCCGCCCACTCGGAATAGGTCATGTCAGAAATAACCTCTGTTTCGCCTGTAACGGGGTTTTTGGCGCGTCTTTGCCCTGTGGAGGTATCTACCCCATCCACATCCGCAACAAGCGTGCAGCGGCAGTTGTAGATCTCCCACGCTGGCCCCTGCGGATCGCCCGGAAAGCGGCAGCCGTTGGAGAATTTCTTATCTTGATCTACCTTTTCGCCGTCCAGCATGGCGTGTGAATGCCGCGTCCGGTTGTCCAGCGTGGCCAGCCATTGTTTTTTGAGCTTGATGCCAATTTTCTCCGCCGCTGCGTAGCTGTCCATGCGTCCGGCGTTCTGTGCGCCGGTGACGGCGGTTCTCGCGGTGCGGATAGCGCTATTGCGGCTCATGGTGGTGATACGTTTTTGCAGGTCGTCCGCCATGTGCTTGATGCTTTTCCCCTGCAAGATGGAGCTGGTGACGCTGGCCGTGATTTGCTTCTTGCCATACGCAAGGTCAATGCCGCGTTTCAATGCTCTATTTTTGGGGTAATACGGCATCAGCCCCGGCTGCTCCACAACCAGGCGCTTCACCGTCTGCTCGTCCCACAGATCAAAGCCTACATCCCCAGCCACGCTCTCGATGGTGTACGCCGCATAGTTGCGGTTCAGTGAGTAGATACCGGGCGTTGCATCGTTGGTGTAGGACACCGCCACGGCGTTCGCATCGGTGACGCGGTGCGCCACCTTGTCGCGCATGGCCTGATAGCGTTCCCCTCGACCGATCTGATTGAGCCGCCATTGCTTATAGTCGGCCTCCGTCCATTCCTTACCGTTCTGCACGGTGCCGATCAGCGCTTTCATTTCCTCGTCGCGCTTTTTGAATTGCTCAAAATATGCGTCGATGGTAGCTTGCAGTTCTTCCCCCGCCTCGCGGTATAGCGTTGCAATACGTCGCTCCAGCTTCGCAAGCTCCTTGTCAGTCAGCTTGTGGCCGAGGTCACTGTTCGCCATCGCCGTTCACCTCCGGCGCATCCGGTTCCGCAAAGCTCCGGTCAATCTCTTCTGCCGCCTTCCGCTTTGCCATGTCCTCGTACTGGTCAATGTCACCGTTGATCGTCAGCAGCTTCTTTGTGATGTATTCGTCATCGTAATACGCCGCGCCCATCAGAACGGTCTGGGTTTCTTCGGGCTTATTGATAATCTGGCTGCGGGTATAGCTGGGCGTATCGTCCGCCACGGCCAGCGCCAGGATGCCTTGGATAAAATCGGTGACGTCGCTTTCGAAGTCGTCAACTTTCAGGTCCAGCGGCACATAGCTAGCCTTGATGGCCGTGGCCGTCTGATTGCCTGCGCTCACGGCGGCGCTGTCGAACGCCTGAAAATCCTCGTACAGCTTGCGCTTGAGCATGTCAATGGTTGCGTTAGTGCCCTCAAAGGGGGCCTCGATGGTGTGCGGCTCTGCGTTCACTTCGTCATCGGTGTGGGCCACGTGGAGGGTCTTGATACGCTCCAAAAACTTCACGTCGTCCAAGTCATTCATGCCGCCCGCATTGGTCAGCACCCAATAGATGAGGTTGCCCTCGTCCACGTTGTTTACCATGTTGGAGCAGGCCAGGTCCAGCGCGTCCACGGTGTTCCGCCGTCCCCGCAGCTCCGACCGGCAGTTTTTGCCGTTTTTCAGCGGGACAATCGGGAATCCAGGATAATTGTCACCGTCCAGAATGGTCTCCGCGCCCAGGCCGTCCGTGCGGACATTGACCTTGTACCGTTGTTTGTCCGTCAGCACGGTCATGTTCTCCCCGCTGCGCTGGATGTACTCGGTGTATCCGTCCAGCTCGTACAGCGTGGCACGAAGCGGCTTATCGTCTGCCACTTGCCAGAACCGCACACCGGCCATCAAGGCACCGTTTTCCTCGTCGTAAAGGGGCGCAAACTCGGTCAGCTCGAACACCTGAACCCGGTCCAGGTTGAAGAACCCGAACGCCACGCCGCATACCAGGGCGCTCTTGCCTGCGTCCTTGACCCGCTGGTCAAAGTCAGCGCCCAGTCTGGACTTTGTCTCCCTCTTCTGAAAGGTCACGCCGTTGCCCAGCAGATAGTTTGCCTCCTGCCGCACGACAAATCCAAAGAAACTTGACATGAGTTTGTGGTTTGCCGTGTACATGTCCCGGTGGGCGCGTCCCTGAAGGTCATAGATGATCTTCTCATACCGGCTGATGGTGGGATTCTCGCCGTCGTAATATCGCTGTGCGTCTACCGCGAACCGGTAAGCCGCAGAGCCTTTGTGCTCATTGATGACCCGCCGGATAAAATCCATTCGGTCCTGTTCGTTCTCGCCCACGGCGAGCAAGTCCTGATATGTCAGCAAGCTATCACCTCTCCCACAGGGGGATGTATTTCTCCCCGTTATCATCCCGCACTTTCCGGCGCAATACTGTCATTGCAAAGTAACGTGTATCATCCATCGCGTGGTCGTTCTCCTTAATTGGCCTGTCCTCTGTGGATTTTTCGTCCCAGCGGTAGAGGCCGAATTCCCGAATGGCGTCTTTACACGACCTGTGTATCTTCAGCGCACCGCTGCGCAGATACCTCGCCGTGGTGGCGATGCCCGGCAGCACGTCATTGACCGCCTTGCGCACCTTGAACTTCCCGTGCCGCTTGATAACCTCGATGAAGGACGCCGCCGACGGGTCCACGATGACGCTTATCACCGGCAGCTCTCCCACCAGCTTCTCCAACTCCGTATAATATTCCTCGTCAGTCTTGTTTCTGTGTTCTTCCCGCCCGGAGTAGTAATACTCCCGGATGCGGGTGGCCGTCTTGCCGTCCCAGCACCACAAACCAGCAGAAAATGGGTTCAGCGTGCCGTAGTCGCAGGAAATGTAATATTCCCCGCTCTCCGGCACATCGTCCACGATGTTTTCCTCGCCAAAGTCGTATACCAGGCCCTCGGCCAGCACCCACAAGCCGCGAATGTATCGGTCGTAGAACACGCCGCTATACATGGCCTTTTTCCTCTCGATCATCTGCGGTGTGAGAATTGGGTTATCTTCCAGCAGGAAGTGAATGTGCTGCGTATTCTCCCGTTCGTTTTCAATCCACTCTTTGTAAAACCAATGCTGCGGTGATTCGGGGTTGCAGTTAAAAAAATACTTCGGATGCTCAAACGAAATCGCACGGGAAAGCGCTTGCTCCACAAACGAACGCGGCATAAGTGCCACTTCATCAAATAGCACCCCGGCAAGCGTGATGCCTTGTATGAGCATATACGAGCTTTCATCCTTACCGCCGAATAGATAAAACCAATTTGTTCTATCCCCACACCGAACGGTTAAAATTCTCGTGGAAACCTTGTAATGCATGGACAGTGCAACACCCAGCCCGTCAATTTCCATCAACGGTTTTAAGATATTTCGCTCTGCCGCCTGCACCGTCTTCCCGCAAATAGCGAAATTCGTGCGGTCGTAGTTCTGCATCGCCCACAGCACAAACGCCATCGACATGACCGTCGTTTTCCCGGAACGGACGGAGCCGTCACAAATCAGCGCCATATCATCGGAGCTGATAAACTCCATTATTTTGCGCTGCTTTGCGGATAGCGTTTTAATTTGCATTGTTCTCGCCCTTTAACGCAGTAAGCAAAGCTGCCAACGCCGCAGGGTCGCCGCTCTTTTCGTTCTCGGAATTCCAACCGAAATTGCAGCCAAGCGAGAATTTCGCGCCGTTCGCACCGTCTTTGTCGTAGAGCCGAGATTCGGCATATTCTTCGCATCTGGACTTTGCGCGCGTAACCGTGTCCGCAAACTCTGGCCTTGCTTGATAATCCAGCAGTGCTTGTCTTCCTGTGAATCCAAGCGCCAATGCAAGCCCTGTGATTGTCGGGGGCTTTGCGTTGATGATGATCGGCATGCCGTACTTATCGCGCACGGCACGGCCGTCATCTCCGATAAACGGTTCACCTTCGCACTCTTTGAAATAAGCGTCAATGGCTTCTTGCATTGCCTTTACGCTTTTCCATTTTCTTGGCGCTCCGCCAGCCATACGCTCACTTCCAATCCAAATAATTTGTTTTTATTTCCCTGTATCTTTAACACCGTAGCAATACTCATACCACATCAACGGCGTTTCTTTTTGCTGTTCTGCGTAGAGTGTGTCAAACATCTTCGCAATATCTTCAATAGCGTCGCCATACTCTTTGTGCAAATGTGTTTTGAATTTCGTAATGAGCCGCATATTGATTTTCATGATCCTATCTATTTCGTCGGCGGAATACGTTATCTTGTTGATAATGTCCTTGTGGTCGTCGTTCATTCTCCGTCTCCCTCTTGCATCTCTCGATCTACGGACACCAGGCTCTGGAAGCAATGAAAGTCGTCACAATACCCACAGGTGGCGGCAATGTCCTGATGCTCTTTGTCCTTGTGGAGTTTGCAGCCAACAGGCCCAGTAGTTACACGCTTACCGTCAACTACTACTGTACCGTGTTTGACGTGGGTGCAGAAGTCACAGCATGGTGTGCAGTCTTTACCGCAGAGAATCATTTGCCGTCCTCCAAAATCCCGCTGATTGTGTCAGCATTCGCCTTGATGATATCCATCACGATGTCGGACTGGATATTGTGCGCAAAAACGGCCTTGTCCGCCGCGGCTGCATTATAATAGCCGGTGAACACCGTGCCGTCTGCTTTTGTCGCTGCAAAGCAAATACAGCAAGGGTCAATCCCTGCGATAGTTGCTATGCTTTCTTCAAGCCATTTGGCGTATGGCTGCTTTGTAATATCGTCCACGCCATCCTCCTGTTTTGTCACCAGCCCCCACCCCTTGGCTACAGTAACAGTCTTTCCCCGCCCATGCGGGCCTCTTGGGCCTCTCAAACATGGGCTACACAGTTATTTCGGCGCCACACCGCGCCGCGCCTTTTCATCAGCCGCACACTGTTTTTGCGGATTAACTGTCCGCCGCTGTGGCCACAGCTTGTGTGTACTTAACTTCTCGCGCTTCCTCGCCCGCTTGTGTGGTTGGTGCGGCACTGCAGCCCTGCCCTGCTTTAGCACTTCGCCGGAACGCCGGCGTCGCTTGCTGAGGTCTCCCATTACGGGGCACCTATACCGCATATTGGTCGTCTTTCCGCATAGCCCCGATCAAGGCGGAGCCAAAGCCCCGCCCATCGGGAAATTAGGAGGAAAGAAATGAATCGGCACGGGCAGGTTGCCCCTGCATACCCATCATATATTGTCTTTCTCCGCCCCGCACCCCTAAAACGGAAAATATTTTTTTATTTTTTGAATTATTTCTGCCAACTCAAAAGAGGGCGCCATATAGGTGCCCTCTTTTTTTATGCCTCCACGTCCTCCGGAAAGAAAGTCTCCCGCACGCCCTTACACTCCGCCACGGTGTAGCGCCCCTTTGGATGCACATACACCACCGTCGCCTTGCGCACAGGGTACTGCTTGTCCGTGGTAGCTCCAACGCCGGGGAACGGCTCCGGCATCGTCAGAAACCGCGCACGCACGATATCACCCTTCTGCATTGGCTCCGTCCTTTCGTTCACCGCAGGAACAGAAGTCCTCCGGCTTGCGTTCCTGCCACGCCGCCGGATGTACGCTTCCGTCCGAGTAGATTTTCAGGCATACGCCCATGTCGTAATGCGCGCAGTCCTTGCACCGCACCACAGGCGCAGAAGCATCTTCCGTTAGAACAAGATAGGCGAGAGCAAGGGGACGACTATGGTGCAATAGTTCACCTTCGTCCATGTATTGTGCGATATGTTCGATGGTTGCAATAGCTTCTTGTTTCAAATCGACGTCGCCAAGATCATTTGTGTAGTGTATTAGTTTTTCTCTAAGCCTCATTATCCACACCTCCGTCCATCTTCGCGCCGCAGTTGGGGCAATAGTTAGATTTTACGGCGGTTCCCCGCCCACAGAAACCGCATCTGTAAGTAGTACGCGTGACCGCTACCGCACCAGACGGCGTCCACCTCCAAAAAGATGATGGCTCTTTTTCCCATAGCCCATGTACCACCGGGGCAGCGTCGGCGGCAGGTGCTTCCCAGATTGGGCAACTCTGCCTATCGCAATGCTCATTACTGCATCGGCAATGTTTTTCGCAGTATTCTACCCTGTCAATGTATTCAGCCATCCTCATCCCCTCCAAATTCCGCTTCGTACTGTTCAGGAGTGATAACCTCAATGTCCTTTGCGGAGTAGCCCAAGGTGTCGAGGCACATCAACCGGACCAGCTTTTCCTTGTCAATAGACGCCGCAGCGTCCTCATAGGATACGCTGGGTTTTGCCTCAAAGCTGATTTGAGCGCCGAACGCCCCAGCCACGCTAAAGCAGATTTTGTATTCAGCCATCCTTCCACGCCTCCAGTGCTTTCTCCGCTTCCTCGCGGCTAAGGAAATAGTCTTTCCCGTATTTTGCAGGGTCGAAATACGTCAAGCTGAAAACTCGCTCTTCAATTTCATGCCGCCCGTTTAATCTCCATGAAATCATGTAGACCGTGTCTCCCACCTTGCACGGCAGCACCACCACGCGCCCGTTTTTGTCGGCCTCGACCAGCTCCCGCAGTCGGTCGATGCCGCCACACTCTCCTACGATAGTGCAAAGGTCGCTCCAGTCTTTAACCAGCGCAGCCACTTCCTCCGGCGTCAGCCCCGTGTCCTCGTAGGCAGCGAGGCGCATCATAATGACATCCATGTCGCTTACGATGGGTATTGCGTGCGCGTGTCCTGCAATGCTTTCATATTCCGTCAGTCGTTCCATCAGCTCGTCTCCTTTTCCCACCGAATTTTCATTTGTGCCGGGTATAGGTCAACCTCCGGTCTGCGCTTTCCCGTCCAACGCAAGCCGCCAGCCTGTCCCACGCATTTCCACCCGCTGGCTTTCAGGCTCGTGCCGCTTTCGCTGTCCAGCATGTAGGTTACAAGTCGCTTGTAGCCCATCGCCCGTGCCGCCCGCCAAGCAGCGGCGTATAGCATAGAGCAGGCGTTGTGAGTGCCGTCTGTGCATAGCCGGTTGACCTCCAGCGTCCATCCGTCGTCCAGATGTCGGCTCACCGGTCTGCCCACAATGGCAACGCCCACGATTTCCTTTCCGTCCGTGCAGCCGATGGAGAACTTGTGTCCCACCACTGGCTTATGGTGTCGGTGGTGCTGCTCCACAAAGGCGTTCGCCTCCTTGAGCGTCATCGGGCATACTTCAAGGCTCATTTCTGCTCCTCCTCCACCGCCACGGCCTTGGCAAACTGCGCCAGTCCATCACTCATGTCCGCGATCTGCGCGTCCCGCCGCAGTACGGTATCCCGCAGGGCGGCGTTGGCCTGCAACAGTGCCTCGATGTGCCGCTGCTGGTTCTCAATCAGGTCAGCGGCGGCAGGCATAATCCTCAGGCACTCTCCTGTATTCCCGAGCTCGCACGAATTGCAAGCCGTGTGGTTTGCACAGCACCGCAGCGCGGTCACGATTTCCTTTTGTGTCATGTCATTCTTCCTCGCCAAATGGCAATCATGCTGGGAAACGGTGCCGTTCCCATCGGCTTTCCGTCCAGCTCGAATTTCAGCCGCCCGCGCAGAAAACGTATCTCTGCCTTACCCAGAATGTAGTCGTGAAAACTGGCACGGTCAGTCCGCGCCGGAATCAGCAGAACCACCGTTGTCCCCGGCTTCTGTCCCTCCCGGCAGCACTTTTCTGTCCACAGTCCGGTTTCCTTGCTTCCATAAGGCGGGTTACAAAACACCGTTTCGCCCTCCCAATTTTGCCGCAAACCATCATCGTTTTGTGTGAAATACCGTGCGCACTTGTGGTTTTCGTCACTGGCGGCGGCGTCCAGCGTGAAGTGGAACTCAGCATCCAGCTCATCAAACAGCTTTTGCGGCGTTTCCCAGAAATTCTTTTCGCTGGAAAACATAACTTCTCCATTCATCTCCTAATCTCCAAACACCACGCCGCACTCATCCTTCAGCACGTCCTTGATGTGCTTCCGCTTGATGCGGCCTTCGTTGATCTCCTGTGTGATCTTTTCCAGACACTCGTACAGATACGCGATGCTGTGCGTGTCCCGGCTGTCAGGCGTCTCCTCCTGGACGTGCCAGCCGCACTTGTCGATCAGTGCCATTGCCACCATGTCCATGCACTCCTGCGTACCTCTGCGCTTGCCGTCCAGAAAAATCCGGTCGTCCCGGCTCAAATGCTGCTTGCCCACGTCACCACAACCTTTCCTGCGCCGTATGCTCCGCGAACCGCTGCTCTTGCAGCCGGAAGTATGCCGGATCGATCTCGCATCCAACAAACTCAAAGCCGAGGTTATAGGCCGCTATCCTGCTGCTTCCACTGCCCAAGTGCGTGTCCAGTATGCGCCAACCTTCTTTCGCATACTTCTGCAGCAGCCATTCATACAGCGCCACCGGTTTCTGCGTTGGATGGATGCGCACCTCATTCAGTGCCTTGTTTCCTTGCTGAACTGTGCCGTCCGTGATACTTTTCCCCTGAAACATTCCGTTCCACATATAACGAAAGATGCGAACGCTATCGTGGAAGTTTGTCGCCGCGATCTCGCAGTCTGAAAAAGAACTGTTGTCGTTGCACTTGTCCCAAACGATGCGCCCCGGTGGGAAAATGACACCAAAGTAATTACACCCCCATACAATATACTTTTTCGCCACGCGCACAAGCTGCGAAAAGTAGTCTGTTCCCGGAATGTCCCACTTCGGTGAAATTAGATAGTCACGGTGTACGCCGATGGGACTGACCTTGTTGCCGTAATACCCTCTGCGTTCCGGGCCGGAGAAGTACGGCGGATCTACAATGGCGAGATCAAATGCCTTGTCCGGCAGCGTCCGCATATACTCCATACAGTCAGCGTTTATCGCAATCTGCTTGCCAATCTCAATACCTCACTCCGATGTAGTCCAGCACCCGCGCATAACCGAGGCCGTCTTTCGTGGGCTTCCACAGCCCGTCCGTGTCAAACGCCCCTCCGCCGATGCAGAACTGGTAGTGCTTCGGGTGCGTCAGTTTCATGCGCTGAAATCGGTTGATGCCTTTTTCAAGATGCGCCCCGAAACCGCAGAACATACAGCCCGTGCGTTGGCAGCCCGTGCAGTGCAGCGGGCAGTCCACCAGCGTCGCATCGTAGTCGTTCTCGCCGTCGCTGGCCACGATGTCGCCGTACACGCTGGCGTAGGGTAGGTTGCGCTCCACGATAAACCGAAGCACATCCTGCTCCGTCCAAAAGCTCATGGGCTTGCCCATCGGTCGTTTTCCCTCAAAGGCGTTGCAGCCGGTCGCCGTCCATGTCTGAAACCGCTGCCGTCCTTCTTCTGCCATCATCGCAACGATAGGTTTTTCACGGCTCTCGCGCTCATAAGTATGCGCCGCCCTTTTTTTCATAATGTGGCAACATTCCGAAGAGACAAGAAATGGAGCGTCAAGCAGAAATGCCCAGTTATCGCAGTTCCAGATGCTTTTGTTCCCATCCTTATCAAGCATTTCGCCACGGAGACGCATCATTCGGTATTTATTCCCCCTCCGTGCAAGCCAAACATTGTTTGCGACCTCCTTACTAACAATGCTGTACCCGTACTTCGTCACCACCTGTCGAATGTTCATCTTCGGACGCAGGCGAACAAGGTTTACGTTCACGCGGGGAAACTCCCTCCGCAGCCAGTCGGCGTACTCATTGACGAACTTCTGTATCTCCGGGTACTCCAATCCAGTGTTCACAAACACCAAGTTCAGCTCCCACGGCGGTGTCCTGAAGCTCGACAGGTACCACGCCGCCAGATACGCCAGCACCGTGCTGTCCTTTCCGCCGGAGAAACTGACATAGCACTGTCCGCCCCATGCGGTGTACCATTCGTCCAGCTTTTCGTAGGTCAGTATCTCCTTGTCCTGCACGTCCAGCGCCATGAGTTTTCTCGCCGCATCTTTCGTCAGCGGTTGATTTGGTGGCAACATCACTCGCCCTCCTCCAATCTCACAACCTCGTAGCAGCCGAATCTGCCGCCGTTGCGGATTGCCTTCCAAATCGCAAAACGAACATTCTGATGCTTCCGCCCGGACAGCTGCGCCAACTCCGCCGTGGTCGTACCCCACCATCGGGGCAGGCGGTACTTGTCCCGCGTCACGATCATGTACACCGTCATCCTCACACCTCCCGGATGGCGTATCCGTACCGGTTACGGAACAGCTTTGCTTTCATGGCGTACTCCCGCGTCCTCATCCCTTTCACGTCCTCCACTACCGGCAGCCAGTACCGCTGGCCGTAGCTGTCAGGAGCCGCTCTGCGCTCGTACACGAAGTCCGCAACGTAGTCGATACTTTTCACGCGGTCGCCCTCAAATGTCGTGTACGCCTCTTGCAAGCAGTACCGCACCTGCAATTTTAGCCCCCGTATCTCCCCGGCATTTTGCAGCAGCAACAAAGCGTCATAGCGCTCCGCCTCCTTCTTGCTGTCGAAAGTCAGCTTGCCGCGCCGCGTCTTCTGCGCCTTGTACTTTCCGGGCTTGCGCATCTTCTCCATGACCTGCTTCTGCGCCGCAGGACTAAGCCGCGCCAGGTCGTCACTCTTTAAGCCCATCCTCTAATCCTCTTTTCTCCAACCCTCGTTTGTTCATCTCAACCTCCAGTTTTTTCCGCTGCCCGTCACGCTCATGGTAAAGCCCTTCGCGCGCTCCGCAATGCGGGATCCTATCGCCTCGTCCCAGTCCAATATCTGTCCTATCGTCCGCTCGGAACTGATGATCGTGGCACACTCCGGCTTTATGTATCGTGCGTTGAGTATTTCAAAGGCAATGTTCCGGTCAGCCTCCGTCACGTTTCCCTTGAGAAAGTCGTCGATGTAAAGCACACGGATAGTTTTCAGCCTTCCAACGGCATCGGCGTACAGCTCCGCATCGTTTACCTTTGCCTTGATGGATGGAATGTCCGACCGCCACTGCATATACCGTACCGGCAAGCCTGCCTCCATCAGCTTCCCGCAGATCGCCGTGCACAGGTGCGTTTTCCCGCTGCCGGGGGTCCCACCGGCATAAAACCACTTCCCGCGCCAATCCGTGATATACGCCTCGGCCATCTGCTTTGCCTGCTTCTGCCACGGCTCCGCCGTCTGGTACGTATCCAGCGTACAGCTTTCCAGCAGACCGGATAGCCCGCTACGCGCAATGCGCCGCTGGTTGTCCTTGCGTATCTGGCAAGGGCAGATACGGGTCACAAGCTCCCCGGTGGCGCTGCGTGTGGCCGTATAGCCCCTGTCCTCGCAGACCGGGCACTCAAAGTACGACTTCTCCGGGGATATTCCATTTTTTCGCAGGTGCTCCAGCATCGCCGTTATGTCCATCGCCGTGTTCCTCCTTCCACCTCGTCTCCCAATTCCGCACGGCGGCTTTCCAGTCTTTCATGCGGTTCTTGCCTACCATCCACCCCTTTTGCTCGTAGAAGGCGACAAAGCGATCTGCGTTGACGTGATAGCCCTGCGCCTGAACATAGGCGGATACATCATCAGCGGATGGTGGTGTGAAGCGCTTCGCGCGCGTATCACTCACACCGTTAGGTGGGAGTGAATTATCTTTGGTTTTGTCTTTGGTTTTGTCTTTGGTTTGGTACGTTTCGTATACGGTCGTATTCGAACGTATACCATCGTATACGGTCGTACCATCATGATGTGCATATCGTTTTTTTATGTTGCGCTGGTTCTTTGCGCATCTCTCGTCATACGCCGCTTTTGCCCTATTTATATCGTCCGCAATAAAATCAAATGCGATCGACTCCCGTCCCGTAAGTTCCTCCGTCTCTCCGGTCTCGCCATATTCCAGCAAAGCCCGTACAAGCCGACCTACCTCTTGATCTGAGAGTTTCTCTAATTTCTTGCGATAACTGTAATAAAAGGGAATGTACTCAAGAGCCACTATGCACCGCCTCCCACTCCTTCGGCGATACGCCTATTTCCCATTCTTTTCCTCCTTTCGTTCGTACTCGTCCGTCAGGTGCCGTGCGATGGTGCAATGCTCCCACGTCCCAGCACAGAATTGACTCATGAAGCGGGATGCCGCGCCGCCCGTCTCAAAGCTGACGCGGCTACCTCCCTCGCAGCAGACCCGCCGTTTCTCGCTGCTGGTAAAGTATGGGCAGGTGTACCGCTTGTGCCAGTAATCCATGCCGCTCTACCTCCTATCAAAACGGCATATCGTCGTCCGTGTCGAAGTCCTCGTCCACCTCCACGAACTGTCCGCCCGCGTATTTCTTGGCGCCGCTGTCCGCGTCCTTTTTGGCGTCACCAAAGTAGATGTTGTCCGCCAGCACCTCGGCGTTCCGGCGCTTGTTACCGTCCTTGTCCGTCCAGTCCCGCATCTGCAAGCGCCCCTCCACCACGGCCATACGGCCCTTGTAGAAATACTTGGAGACAAACTCGGCGGTGTTGCGCCACGCCACCACGTCAATAAAATCCGTGTCCTTGGTGCCGTCCGCGTTCTTAAAGTCCCGATCTACCGCCAGCGTGAAACTGGTGACAGCGGTACCGGACTGCGTTCTGCGCAGCTCCGGGTCACGGGTCAGACGACCCATAATGAAAATCTTGTTCAGCATTTCAAATCTCCTCTCATAGGTAGCTTTTTCCGAACTCGCGGCGGAAGTCCTCCTCCGTCCAGCCCTGCTCCTCCATTGCCTTGAGTTGCCCGTACCGCCGCAGACGCCGCATCTGGTCGCCGTTCTTATGCACCGCGCCGCGCCCGTTCCGGTGGCAGCGATTGCCGCACAGGTACACCACAAGGCCGTACTTCTCGCTTTTCTTCCGATTCGCGCCGCCAAAAATGTGGTGACGCTCCAGCGGGTCACCGGTGTCATTCCGGCCGCACAAAAAGCATCTTTTGTCGTTCATACGCTAACCTCTCCCCACCGGCTAACGAGGGCATCCAGCTCTCGCGGTGTCATGGTCTCAATGCCGACATCCCGGCAGTCTTGCACAATGGCGTCTATCAGCCGCGCCATCTGCTCCGTGTCGTATACGGAGCTGCCGTACCATACAGTCACGTTTACGCAGCCCTTGAGCTTGCTGGGGCCGGTATCGGTCATCCAGCCGATACCGTTCCGCTCCCAGCTCCGGCAGAACGCTTCCACCGCCTTTTCCCGCAGGCACAGCACCTCGCTTACACCGCCGATGCTCTGTATCTCCTGCCGGTATACATTCTCTCTCGCAACGCCGTAGTGCGCCGCCAGCTTGTCCAGCAGTACCCATGCGTAGGCATTTGCATCGAGGCTCCGCCCCTTGCCTTTGATGGTGGCGGTGTACTCCTTCCCCGGCTTTATGGTGTCGCACAACTCCATTGCCGCCTCTGGAGACTTCACACGTAGACACAGCCACGCCCCATCGCTGTCCTGCGACCACCGCGCCGCATCAACCGTTATCTGCTGCATGGTTCTTCCCCGTCGCGTTGGCTGCATTCATGCAGACCCAGCACAGCCGCTTGCCGTACTTCTTCACGGAGTTCTCCGCGATCTCGCTGGTGGGATACACGCGGTCCCCGCGCTTCACCGGCTTAATGGGAAGTCCGCAATGCTCGCACAGCATCGGCGCATCTGCCTTGTTATCCGGCTTGTCATACTTGCTCTTGTCGGCGTCCCAATACACGTCCGCCCCAAATCCAAGCGCCTTACACGCCACGGAGATAGCATCAGTCAGCGCCATCTTAAAACACTCGTCGGAGGTATATGGGCCGTTCTTCTCCTTTGCCACGAACGCACTGCCGCCAGTGCCGGGGATAGCGTCAGACCAGGCGCCGCCTGCCTTTACAAACAGATCAATGTCCAGAAATGCGGCTACTTCGCCATTTGCGCCCTGCTCCAACCTCTTGTCAGTGATAACGTATTTCCAGCCATAGCCGCAGGGCCCAAACTGCTCTGTCAGCGCCTTGATGCGCCACATGGGGTTAATGTCTGTCTTGCCCTTCAAGCGCCCCGCCTCGATGCGTCTTTTGGCGCTGTCCGGCACACTACGAACTGCATTGTAGATCGTCATGTTATCCATCACTTCACCCCCATGTTCAGCTTCTCGCACAGCTCCGCGCCGGTCACAGACACGCCGGACTTGAGAAGCGGCGCGATGTCCGTCTTACTCACCGTGGGCTGGGCAAATGTGATCTTGCCGTTGTAGCCGTTGTCCATGCACCACTGCACCACAGCGTCCATGTCGGTGATCTCCACCGCCGTGCTTTTGCGATACGTCACGGCACACCGCGCCGTCTGGAACGCCGCGCCGCCCAGCGCCCGTTCTGCATAGGCAAGCAGCTTTTCCCGCTTGCTCTCCATAGCCTTGCGCCGCTCGGCAAGCTCCTTCTCCTCCTCGCGGATAGCCTTTGCCTCCGCCGCCAGATTCTTTGTCCAGCAGAGTACGCCCTCGATCTTGGCGTCCCGCGCCATTTGCAGCGCCTCAAACGCATCAAAATCAAGCACCTCGCCGGTTTCCTGGTCGATCAGGCTCTCCAGCTCTCGGTCGATGTGATACAAACTCATACTCATTTCTGTTCCTCCCATGCGTCCACCGTCTCAATGCAAAACTCGCATCCAGCGATGACGCCGTCCTTGTTTTTGTAGTAGGTTTCCGTCTCCTCCCCGCACACGGGGCAGACGGGAAGATCGTAGTCCTTCGGCTCCAATGGGCGCTCCGGCTCGCTATACTGCATCGCGCTTCTCATACCGGTCGCCCCGCCGCTTTCAGCACGTCCCGCATCGTCTTCCCTCCCTATTAATTTTACTTCCCCGGCCTGTCCAGTTTGTCCAGCAGCCACATAAACAGATAACTCACCGTAGCCGCGCCGATATACGTCAGCGCCCATGCAAACACGCTCATTTCGCACCTCCGCTATCCTTTCCGTTCGGCACAAGGCCGACAAACTCAAGCCCTCTGCCGCGCGCGTAAATCTCGCCCATGATCGTCCCCAGCTTTACAGGGTCGGGGGGCGTGACCCAAATGATTTTGTATTCCGGCTTTTTACTCATTGCCTTTTCCTTTCCTCCGTGCTACAATGAGCACAGGACACAATATCTTGTGCTGAGATTTGTTCCGCCCGCCCCGCTCGATGCTGCAACATTGGGCGGGGCATTTTTTACTGCCCGTCGCTGGGTCTCACCGCCCTATCAGCTCTTGCAGTCTGCGCGACTTCCGATGCCGCTCTAATTTCCGTTTCGGTCACGCCGTACAATCTGGTCAGCGGTCGAATGTACTTGCTTGCGATACCATTCACACCGCGTTCCCAGTTCGACACCGCGGAAACTCTTACCCGGAGTTTCTTCGCTACGTCTTCCTGCCGAAAACCGGCATTTTCTCGGATTGCCTTTAATTCCAAGCGTTCTCCCCTCCTTATAAAGTTCAGAACTTTATATTGACAAACGCAACCAACACCGCTATTATGTAAGTGTCAGCCAACAAAATATCGGTTATAAGTCCGCAAAAACGGGGAATCCGTTAGGGGCTTGGTTTTTTGTCACCTTAATTAAGTTCTGTAAGGCTATTATATACAATCTGTTGTTGTATGTCAACCTTATTTACAACGTCGGATTGTACGAATTGTATTTAGTTTTTTTGTTACATTGTATGAAAAGTCTAAAAAGTGTTTTGAAATTGGCTCCTGCGAAGAAGAAAGGCTCTTTCGAAGGAAGACCGGAGCCGTTGCATGGCATTGAGTATTTCCAAACTATTTCAAAAGAAATTAAGCCCCTTGAAGAAATTGTAATTGGATTTGCTGTCGCATTAAAAGAGCCGCATTCCGTTGAAGATCAAATCAAAATATTAAAAGCAATTATTCCGGCATTTTATGATTTGAAATCTAAGTGCGTTTCTCTTGGCCCTGAATACCAAGATTATTTTTCTAAGATGTGGGAGCATTTGCATAACTCTCATTGCGACGATTTTTGTTATATTGAAAAATACGAAAAAGAACTTAAATTCCTTTTAGAGAACAAGATTGAGTTGTGCGCAAAAGAAGCCTTGCATATTTCAGAATCGGAAAATTTAGAAAATAGAATTAAAGAATCTCTTATAGAAAATGGCCCCATCCTGCAAACCGAACTATATAAGTTTTTTGACCCCATTATTCAAAATGATATTTCTTCAATTTTGTATTTTATGGCAAAAAATGGACGTATCAAACGCACAAAACGGGGAAAAACGTATTTAATAGAATATAAGGGGTAAACTTGCTGTGTCTAAAAGGACTACCGTAAAAGTAGATATTGAACGAATTGAAATTATCATAAAAGCAAACGGGTGGCGCAACTCGTATTTTGCCGAAGTTATTATGAAAAAACAGCGTGGGTGGGTATCTGAATGGAAACGAGGTAAAAACTTCCCTTCCCCAGAAGAGGCCGCTCGCATGTGCATTTTACTTAAAACCACGCCAGACGAAATCCTTCTGCACGAGGGGGAAACCCCGGAAGAAACCGAAAAGTGCTTAAAAGATATTGAGACGGTGCGGAAACTGGTCGAGGCCGAGGGCATAAAAGAAGCCCTCGATCCGAAGACCGAGGGCGAGGGCTTAAGCGCAGCAAAGAAAGCGCTATTGGTAGCTATTGATGATTTGTCCGACGCTCAGTGTGAAAAACTCCTTCCGATTGTATTGAGCGCAAAACAAGTACTATGAGTAATGTTTTTATTCCGACTAATCCGCATGATAAGATATTGACCGATGCAGAGCGGCAAAAGTGGGAAAGCGATCTTGATAACAAGAAAGATGACTTCCCGTATATCGCTTTGACAAAGGCGCAGCTAAAGCTTTTAAAGCAAGCGCGAACCGATGCCGTATTGATAACCGCGCATAATGAAAATGATGCTGATGTACTCTGCGGTCATAGCTTTGCATATTGCCTTGTAAATGGCGAAAAGCGAGGGCTTATTGCTCGCCAAAGAGGGGCTAATTATCTTGCATATGCGCAGAAAGAAAACTCCCAAGCGTGGTCTATAACGGCGAGGGATTGCCTCGTTGCTGCAATAGGTGCTGTTTTCGGGTTTCTGCTGAATTGCTTGTTCTCTGGTTAATTATATTGCCACTGAATGTTCAGCGCTTCTCGGATAGCTTCAGCTTTTTCGGGGGTAATGTCTGTCGGCTCGTAGTCTTTGCAGGGATTGTCTTTCCCGCAGCCAAGAACGTACCAACCACCCCAAGTAGTATAGCGGACCACAACATGCTTGCACCCAGAGCACGCGATGCTTTTGCATTTCGGAAGCGCCGCTTTGTCAATGATGGCAGATCGGCGGTTGTATTCTCGCTCCGCTTCCTGCGCCTCTGCAAGCTGCAATTTAAGTTTGCGGTTTTCTTCCCGCAGATTATTTAATTCTCTTCTTGCAATAAACATTCCAGCCTCCATAAAACATATTCCGCCTGGCTGTCAGTAAGTGATAGCACCTCAGATTTTAGGCGCTCTCTAATAATAATAGCATGGTTTTCTTCTTCGCACAACATTTTGTGTCCCTCCAAATAATTGATAGTAACGGGGCTATGTGTCGATTATTGCACAAAAGTGCGGGAGAAAATACAAAAATAAAAGGTGGTATGCCAAATGTCGAAAAGCAAAATCCCCGGCCTGTCCTTTAGCTGGAAACGTGCGCTCGGAATCACAAAGATGAAAAGAAAAATTTCAAAAGCAACTGGGATTCCCACGACCAAAGCGGGGCGGCAAAGAAAACTTGGCAAACTCCTTGGTATGAAGTAAGAGAAAAGCCCCCGCCGTCTCCGCAACAACGGCGGGGGCTATGTGCAGACAGCACGGAGCGGTTGCCGCTGCATGATTTGACCATACTCCGCTTTGCTTAACTATTTCAACGCCAAAACCTTGCAATAAGACAGCGCTCGACGAGGTTCGGCAAGCCCTCATCTTGCGACTTCGCGGCGTGAAAATCGAAGAAATTAAGGTGGTATAAATGAACATCCAAGAGGTGTGCAAAATCCGCAAAGAAGAATTGAAACTGACCTATCAGGAAATTTCAGACACTTCCGGCGTGCCGCTGTCCACCGTGCAGAACTTCTTTTCAAAGTTTTCCAAAGCCCCGTCTATTTACACCGTCGCGCCTATCTGCAAGGCGCTGGGAATATCGATTGATGAAGAGTTTGGAATTTCCGAGCGGTTGACAAGGAACGAGGAGACCTTGCAGGCGCGAAACGACGAGCTGGAGCGCCATGTTGACGCAAAGGCAGACATGATCGAGATTATGCGGCGCGGTGTGCATATCCGAAACGGCGTGATTTTCATTTTGTTTGTCGTGGTCGTATTGCTGACTGCCTGGTGCGTGTATGTAGACATCCATTGCCCAGATTACGGTTTTTGGAGGGGGATTTGATGAGGGTGGCTCTGTATATTCGCGTTTCAAGCGAAGAACAGGCACGTCACGGCCTGTCATTGCAAGAACAAAGGGACACACTGACAAGATATACCCAAGAACACAAGATGACCGTGGTAGGCATATATGAGGACGCGGGAATATCCGCGCGAAAGCCGTATAAAAAGCGTCCGGCGCTCCTGCGGCTGCTGGGTGATTGCAAAGCGGGGAAAATAGACACGATCCTATTTATTAAGCTAGACCGCTGGTTTCGCAATGTCGCGGGGTATTACGATGTACAAACGCAGCTTGACCAGTACGGCGTAACATGGCAAGCGACGGAAGAAGATTATGAAACGCGGACGGCATCAGGGCGTTTGAAAGTCAATATCATGTTGTCAGTCGCGCAAGATGAGGCCGACCGCACAAGCGAACGGATCAAATTTATCAATGATGGGAAACGGGCAAAAGGGCAACCGGCAGGCTCAAAAGCACCGTTAGGTTATGCCATCAAGGACAGGCAATACCAGATTGATAACGGCACGGTAGATGCGGCGCGAGATATGTTTGCCGCGTTTATCCGGCTAAAAAGCGTCCTTGCCGTAAAGCGATATATGCTTGATACATGGGGAATTGACCGGGCTTATAACAAGTATGTAAACTATTTCCGGAACCGTCTTTACATCGGGGAGGTGTACGGCATCGAAAATGCCTGTCCCGCGCTGGTGAGCAAACAGGACTTTGACCTTGTAAATGATATTATTCGCCAGCGGTCACAACGCTGTGCGGGAGTTGGCACGGATCGCGTGTATCTGTTTTCCGGGATATTGCGCTGCAAAGAGTGCGGGAAAACGATGCAATCGGAAACCGTAAAAAAAACATATACATACTACCGATGCCGGACGCGGATGCTTGACAACTCCGCTTGCCCGCATACAAAAAGGATCCGAGAAGATGCGCTGGAAGACTACCTACTACACGAGATGGAGGGAATCGCAGAACGGAACAATCGGTACTATAAAAAGGCAGATAAAAAGCCCACGCAAAGCGCGGACTCAATACGAAAGAAAATGGGCAAGCTAAAAACGCTATACCTAAACGATCTGATTGAGTTGGACGAATACAAGCGGGAGTATGCGAGCTTGAAAAAAGCACTTGAAGCTACGGAAGAAAGGCCAGAAATCAATTTGGACGCGCTAAAAAAGGAGCTGCAAGAATACGAAACCTATTCCCGCGATGAAAAAAAGGAATTTTGGACGCGCTTCATCAGGCGGATTGATGCAGACAACGATGGCGCGTTTTTCGTAACGCCCCGTTAG